TAATGTCCTTCACCATCTTCGTAAGAATAGGCCGCAAATGATCAGGGAATTGACTCCATTCAACAGCCCGTTGTTGTCGATCCTCCCATGTGTCAAGGCTCACGTCTTCGATATTATCTGACACGCGGCCATCGTGCGCTATCGTCGGCCTGCCTACGTCAGGAATGCCGAATTCTTGCCGTTGTTCACGACTCAACAAGCCGGGGGTTTCATCGTATGCGCTGCCGTTAAACGGGTTTTGAATCTGTGGTGCTGGCTCTGTAATGGCCATCGAACCGGGTGCAGGACTGTCTACGTCAGGAATGCCGAATTCTGCGCGTTGCTCGCGTGATAGAAGGCCTGGGACTTCGTCGTATTGTTCCCCGTTGCCGCTGAGTGCATATTTTTTGGTTCGTGTATCGCCTTCAACAGGTCTAGAGGTTGGCTTGTACTTCGGAAGATGGTTTTCCCGCCAATTCTCAACGATAGTCATGCCTTCCCTTGCGTTCTTCTTCCCTTGTACTTCTGTATGACCGAAAACATTCGTTACAGGAATCTGGTGTTTTGCTAAGAGTTGGCGGATCATTTCTGCCGAATTGTCTTTTTGGAGAGGCGTAAGGTCGGAGTCTTTCATCGCCGCGACTTCAACGCCTACCGTGTTTTGGTCGTCAAATTTGCCCTGTCGCGGACGGTTGAGCAAATCACTAGTTTTTAAATGGTCGCCGTGCATCCCTGTAGGCAATGTCTGCACAAGCTTCCCCTCACGCGACATGGTGTATTCAGTCGGAAGGTTGGTCTTGTTGAATGTTCTGGTGAGTAACTGTTTAGGCGTCTTCCTATCCACTGTATGGTGCATAATCAGTGCGTCCACCGGTAAATGCCGAGCCATTCCTCTCTTTTTTTGTGCCGCTGACATTTTATACACAGGGGTGCCGTCAGCCGACATGCTTATATCGCCGGTTTTCAGCCCCGAACCGGGAATATCAACGGGGCTTAATGCTTGGGTAACTGATTGGGCTGTTTTTGAAACTGCGGATTGGGATGGCGCTTTATCTGGGACCGCGTAACGGTTCGTAATTGAGGAAACTTTGTTGACGTAATTCTTGTCTGTCGCGTAAGAACCCTTGCGCCCATTTGTTAGATTCGCCGTTGCCGATTGGATATTTGGTGCATTCCATGACTTCGGATAATCCGTCGCCATTTTGTGCATATAGTCTTTGGTCGCGGCTTCTAATGAATCATGCGCCCGAAATTTTTCATTTTGGGTTGTTTTTTTGCCGTTTATATATTCGGTGGTGTTGAATTTAGTGGTGTTACCTTTATAGTATTTGTCAGCCTTTACGCCGAAATAAGCGCCGTCTTTAACATGCTTACCATACCCTGTTTCCAACGAAGACTGTGACGCGGCAAGAGTCGCTTGGGTGTGATTAGCCCCTAAGCCCCTTGCTGTGTTATATACCTGTTGATAAAACTTTTGTTGAACGGTTGCCATATTTTCGCCAAATCCTATTCTTATATGGAAATTATGACCCAGAAAATCACAGGCTTGTTGATCGCCCTAAGCATCTTCATTTCACCCGTATTCGCTCACGCCCAGACATGGTGTGGTGACGCCGACCTGGAATTTCACGTTGTGAAAATTGGTGCCGGGTATGGTGTCGTATCGTCTAAATCTGGTTTAACCGAATACCGTATTCCAAAAGGCAAGGAAAAGACGCTTCTCCCATACATTTCCGATGGTAACACCGGCATTCACTATCGGCTTGATTTTGTTCTTAGCGCCGATGGAAGCACTCTGATTATGCTTTACAATTCGGGGAACGGGGAATTTCTCCAGAAATGCGAAATATGAACCCCTGCGAAGATAGCAAAGGCGGGTGTGATTGATGAAAATTGGCAAGCATGAATTCACTTGGGTTGAATTAGTTACCGTAACAATCTTCTGTTTTCTTATGATTATAGCCCGCGATGGCTGGTCGTTCTATTTCGGCTAGTTCTTAGCGATAAGCCCCGAAGCCAATAGGCCAGACGGCAACGCTCTACTCCCTGCCCGCTCCAACATTCTTTGGGACGATGTTCTGGCCAATGGACGATTTGCGCCCGCAATGGTTCGCATCAACTGTTCAACACCACGGGCCGTGGCCTTTTCACTCATTGATCTAACGCCTTGCGCTGCACCCATAACACCAAGGGACGCCGGGTTGATTGAAGCTGCGCCCAATCCGAGAGCCAACATCAAGCCATTGCCGCTAGGTGCAAGTTTGCCTACCGTGCGGACGGATCTTGCGCGTTTAGTCCCGTGGGATTGAATAAAATCGTCCATTGCCTTCAATTCGGTTTGTGTGAAACCTCGATTCAAACGCTTACTATTCCGAATATTTTTGATCGCCTGCAACATGGTGTTCTGTGTGTTGCCACCCGAACCGGCAGAGATAGCGTTGTCATTCGCCTTTTTCATCGACTCCTGGAGCAATTCCAATTTCTTGGCCTTTGACCACAATCCGCGAGCCTTGCCAGCATTTCGCGCCATCTTAACCGCGTCGCCTGCTATAACGTCGCCGGGACGTGGCTTTGCAACAGCCTTATCCAATTCTTTAATCATCGTGCTAACTGACGCGTTATTTTTGTTCTTTCCCATACGCCAGCCGTCAGAAACCAACTCCCTAGCTGTCTGGACGCCGCGACCAGTGACATTCTGGTTTGACAATCTTTCCAATTCACCAAGGGCAATTTTAGCGCCCTTTTGGTTGCCTGGATGATAACCGCGATTGGCGAGTTTCTGTGCCGACTTGGCATGGACACGGCCCATCGCTTGGGGCGACAGAATCACACCATCAAGCGCATCGTCAAACAAATTGCCTGCCGTTTCTTTCATGCCCCCAACTGTTGGCATAGGGCGGGCTGTATTGCGGCCAACCATTCGGCCCGCGACTTTTCCCACTTTATTCCCGACTTTTTGAGCAACGGGACCAAGTGCGCCACCGACACCAGCAGAAACCAATGCGTCTTTTGCGCGACCCTCTAAACTGTCTGCTTCTGAATACCCCGCGCCGGAAACAGCACCGTATTTAGCGCCTTGTTTAGCAGCCGCAAGTGCGCCCCTAGCCATACCTGCGCCACCTGTGCCAAGTGTTGACGCCACCATGCCGGGAAGTTCCCCCGCAAGATGGTAGCCGCCAGCCAGCCGTTTATTTTCAGCCATGCGGGCGCGTTCTTCTTGTAGCGATTTATCATAGTCGCCCAAATATCCGAACCCACTATCCAAGCCAGCCGCGATTTCATCGGAGAACCCAAACGTTAAACCTTGTGCAGCGCCGTCAATAGCAGCACCAACCTTATGGCCTAAACTGGCCTCGCGTGGTTGCGATTGCATCTGCTTGATGGCCGTTGCAATTTTGGTTGCAGACGCAGTATCACCTGCCGCATGTGCGTTTTTAAGCGCCGTAACGGCTTGCTGCATCTGATCCATTATTGTCCACCATTAGCGTAATGATCTATAATTGCTTGCGTGTCTTGGTCAATTCCATTGGCTCCAGCATTATCGGGGGCGGGTGCCGAACCATCGTTTAACCGAATGCCACCATCAGGAGTGGCAAGAATCAAAGGATTGGCCTCAAGATACTCATTCCAATATTGGTCGAATCCGTTGAGTGTGCCGTTGCCCCTTTGTGGGTCCATCTGCCATTTTTCCATTTCTGTAACTCGTTGAATGGCCCTGTCTGCGGCGGCGTTCATAACTTTCATTATTTGTTCATTGCCTTCGCGGGTTTGCCCCAACCCAGGCACAGCAGCCTTAAACATTCCCATTTCGCGGTCAGTAATTGCGCCTTTGGTTTTTTCTGTCATGGAAAGCTGTGCCTCCATCGACATATTTTTAAACGCACCCCGCGCCCCACTGTCGCCGCTAATCCAATCTTTGGCCCAACCGCCTGTCGCCGATGTAAGTAAATCATCTGCGCCGCCAATTACCGCACCGCCTGGGCCGGTATATCCAACGTTAGATGAAACCTGCCCCATTTGCTGGACTGTGGCTTTTAGTTCATGCGCCGCCTTGGCTGAATCTCTTGCCTCTTTGATCAAATCAGAATCGTTTTTCCCTGATTGTGTCGCAAATTTGGCTGATTGTTTAGGGCTTCCCCCGATTTGAACGGTTCCATCTGGACCTATGGTAATTCCGTTAGATTCCTTTTTTACCACGTCAGGCAAAGAACGATTCCAACTATTATTGTTTGCGTCCCATTGGTATGTGTATCCGTCCGCCGCCTTCATCGTCTTGGGGGCTTTGGCTTGGGTCTTGGTGGTTGCGGCCCTCATAAGCGCTTTCATTGCATCTGGATTACGTGACGCCGCTGCAAGTTCATACTCATCAGCGCCTTTGCTTTTCAGATACTTCAATGTTGCGTTAACTTCGCCCTGCTGTGCAAAAGCGTTGGCCGCTGTGTGGTTAGGATTAGGGCTGGCGATGGATTGGCCAAGCCGGGTTAATGCGCCGGGGTTGTTCTGCCGGAAATCCTGCAAAAAGCCGCCAATGCCCGATGGTTGGGGTGAAGGTGCTTTCGGTGCCATTCCTGGCTGAACCGCGCCTTGTTGATTAGGTGCAAACCCGTGCTGGAATGCGCCCATGAGATTTATGTTATTCATCATCTACCCCTTATCCGAACAGACCGCCAAGACCGCCTAGCAATGCGCCGCCCCAATTGCCTGTAGTGCCGAAGCCGCTAACCGCGCCGCCTAATGCCGACTGGAATGGTGAAGCATGTGGGGCAACCGTGGTTTGTGTCCCTGAACTGCCTGTTTTACCAGCACCTGATGCAACCGCGTTCAATGCAAGCAACCTATCCCAAGGCTCTTGCTGTGTTTCATTGTGAATTCTAAGCTGGTCATTCAAGGTGCGAGTGGCGTGGTCTTCGTCCATCTGACCCAAGCCCATCATATCACGGAATGGCTGTTGTGCGCTGTTATAAGCCCCCGACATAGCGCTTGAAGCGTTGCCCAAATTGCTAATGCCAGTTTGGCCTGCGTTGAAATACTGATTGGCCGCATTTGACGCGTTGCCATAACCCGTGTCGCCCGCACCAAACAGCGATTGCGACGAAGATGACTGATTGCCGATGCCGGTTTGCCCAAGGCTACCCTGTGCGCCGTATAGGCCCATTTGATTGCCGAATTGCTGTTGTCCAAGGTTGCCCATCGAATTAAACGCGCTGGACTGATTGCCTACGCCCTGTTGGCCCATGCCAAACGCCTGTCCTCGTGCGTTATCCATGCGGCCCATCTGTCTCACATATTCACCGCTTCGCGCGTCGTTGATGTAGTCGCCAAGTGAATCGAACAACGCGCCTTGATGTTCGCCGGAGTTGTACCTACCAGCCGCCGCCGCCTGTTTGTTCGCCGCCGTGGTAATGTCCTCGATGCCTCGATTCAGTTGTTTCTGGAAATATGGGTTTTCGCCAAATACATCGGCCCCGCCCGCGATGTTCTGGGTTTGTTCCATTGCGGTGCGCTGTGCATCGTTCAACCCACCATCAGACGCAAGCCCCTGGAACCCCGACATAGCGCCCTGCTGGGCGTTGTTTAGGCCACCTTGGGCAGATAATGCCCCGTAACCAGCCGCCGCGCCCTGTTGCAGGCCAGAAAGGCCGGAATTAGCCATTAAATCGTTATTTAAGCCCTGTAATGAGTTGATGCCCTGCTGTGACTGGGAATTATACCCCTGCCCCTGCGCATAGCCGCCCATCAGGCCCATTGCCGACTGTTGAGGCGCGTTATAGCCACCCGTGTTAAACAGGCCGCTAGTAAAACCCATTGGCTTGGCCATATCGGAACCAAACAGGTTTGCGGAATTCTCTACACCCTGCATTCCCTGTCGGGTGCGGCCTGAATGATCAACAACCAGGCTGTCGGTGAATGGCTGGAAGCCTTTGCCGTCTTCGTAAAGCTGTTTTGAATCTTTCAGCGCCAATTTCAAATTTTCCTGCGCGGGACGCCAAGGCGCGCTACCGCCTGACACAGATGTGGTACTCTTTGAACCGCCGCCGCCGAATAAATCGCCCATTTTAACCTATCTCCATCGAATAAACCGTGATTTCCTTTTTGACTTCGGGGAAAACGCGTTGATAAGCGTCGCCACCTGCCAAAACCAAGGATTTCGCGCCTGCGTCAGCGCACCATTTCTTTAAATTTGATAATTCTGCCTGCCAAACGCCTAAACTAGCGCCACAAACCAGATTGACGTTGGCTACCCTGCCCCTGTGCCAAGTTTCAAACGTGACAATCGCCGAAAAAGCTGGAATTTCGCCATCCATGAAAAACAACAATGTAGACCGGCCAGTGCGGCATTCTTCCTTGAGTTGGTCAGCGAAAAACCGTCCGCCGTTCCTATCAATTGCCTTTTGAATGTAAGGCTGCACATTGTGCCAGACCTGATCTATAAAAAGAGGCGAAACAGTCTCAATCCTCATCCGGTCATCACCGCGCCAATTTCCGAATAGGTAATTATGTAATGAATGGCGTCTGTCGTGCCGCTATCGACTTTCAACGCGTCGCCATCTTCCAAAATAAACAACGGCCCATATTCGGCCTTTACGTGGACATAGCCCTTAGCATCGATACTCACGTCTTTTAGAAGGCTGTAATCAACGCTCGAACGAGTTACATCAACGATGGCCGTGGCTGCGCTCGCTGTTTGGTTCGATAGATAAATGCCAATGATTGCTGGCCGCTCTTTACCCGCCGTTAATACAGCCGTTTGCGTGGTGGTAATCTTGCCCACCTTGGTCCGTATATTGCCGCCGATCATCGCTTGCCGCTCCGTCTGACTACGGCATCAACGTTGTGTGCGTGGGTCCAAACCTCGCCAGCCGGGATAGTCGCCTTGAAACGATGCAACCGCCCATCCGAACGGCATGGAATCAAGCCATCTGTGGATGGTGACGCCGCTGTATTGTAAGAAACCGACGCGCCGTGCGTTGCCTTGGCTGAAATCTGCCCTGTGTGTGTTGCCGCGTCTGTGGTTACTCGAAACCCGTTGACGAATGCCCTGTTAGATCCACCCAATGGAATATCTGCGGTTTCTAGCGTTGCCTCTAAATTGGCCGCTTCGAAAAATCCCATTTGATGCGATGAATCAAAGCCTGCAAATGCTGGCCGTCCACCCTGCCAAACCCGTGAATCGAGTGAATAGGGCAATCCCTCAAGTGTGGCGCTAACATTGTCTAAGGCCTCAAGCGAATAACCAGGGGAATGAGCGTTAAACAGAAACGTTGCGCTAACACCTAACTCTGTCCATCGATCTAACTGCCAATCGTAGCCAATCAGGCCATAAGTCGCGTCCCGCTTGCGATAGCGCCACCAAACCATCTTGTTGGTCGTATCAACCGAACCTTGGACAGATGTAATGAAATCGCCATCAACATCGGCTAGGAAATAGCGGTTGACCTTTTCAGCACCAATCGGCCTACCTTCTGCGCCCGCATAAAATCCATCTTCATCAAGGTAAAAGAACGTGCCTGCCGCCTCGACAATAGATGCCGGAGAAACACAGCCGCGCGATGGGTTGGCCACGCTAAAACTAAACGTATAGTTCCCAGATGGGTTAAACTGCATACGTCTAATGCGGTTCTGTTGCAGGATAAAAGCACCACCCTCAACACGAACGCCGCCCATAATCGGGCCACCATCTGGCAAGTCTTGCGAACTACTGCCCTTTTCGCCGTCTGTCCAATGTGTGCTGTCGCCAATACCTGACCAATACACCCGGTTAGGAAACGAGCTTGTGTGCATCAAAACAACGAATTCACCCGTTGTGAGAATATACCGCGCAACAGGAGGCGAACCCGCTAACGCTGCAAATTCCGTTGACGAATCCATGTCAAACGCCAATGGACCGTCATTGATATTCGTTGTGATAATCGTTTGGCCCCACTGTGCCGTTGACCATATATCGCTATCGATTGGAAGGTTAGTTGCGCCTGCTGTGGGTGTAACGTCTGTCCAGCCCAATGTGGCTGAATCGTATTCGTTCAATGTGGTTTGCGTAAATGCAAATATCCGGTAATTGCCCGCCGTATTACGAGCCGAAATAGCGCCGAAGCATTGCTCACTTAGCGCCGTTGATATGTTGTCCAGGCTCTTGGCCGGTCCCCATCCATCAGCCACGGGTAAAACGTTGCAGGTTGCCTGCGCCGCTGCCGGGTTGAAAAGGCTCTTGTCTGGCTCAAACGGGCCGAAGGGGATCATTAGAACGCTGTGGCCCTAATAACGCCTGTGCTGGTACGCTTGGAACCTTCAACAAACAGTCTGTTCAACTGGCGGTCTTCTTCACTCTGCCAGATTGCAGCGTCTTCATAATCGCGCAGTTTCTTGCCATAAACGTTCTTTACAGCCCGCGCCCTGATAAGCTGATAGCCGTTTGTCATCCAAACGTTATCGGCTTCAACGTCACTAGCTGGTGCTGCAATTTTCCTGTGACCAATCAATCGAACGGTATAAACCGCCGCTGGTGTTGGGTATAGGAAATAGCTCTCCTGAAAACGGGCAAAACTGTAAGGCCGTGCGCTGGCCGCTACGTCTTGATAGTCCTGCCATGTTGAAATCGCTATCTCACGCAATTCATAGATATTTGTGCCATCTTCCAAAAACACGTCATCCAGACGGTAAAACTGCCCTATGTCTGTGTCTTCGGTGCTGGTGTATTCTTTCGTATCAGCAACCGTTGCGAATGTAGCATCACGGCTATCTGTGAACCAAAACGGCTCTGGCTGATAATATTCGATTGCTTCGGTAATCGCTTCCGCAATCGCCGTGGTAAGGTCTGAGCGCGACAAATCGTCGGCAACTTCGGCCTTCAATGTTGCTAGTGTGGTCATTTCGCGCAAGCCTTTTCATGGGCATACAAGCCCCGCCCGATATGCTTCATGCAATGCGGACAAACGCCTTTCGGCACTTCAATTTTGGGAGTAGGTGGAGGCCGCTTTTTAGCCTCCACCCATGTTTTTATCACGCTAACGTGCATTATCCGTCATTGTCCGGGATGTAGGCAATGATGACTTCAAGCGACCCAGCGGTCGGCGCAGTGCCAGCCGTCAGTGTCGCCGTAACCGTGAGGTCAGTCGGAGCGAGCAAGTCAGTCTCAACGTCCAACTCGATTTGGCCTGCTGTGGTCAGAACGAGCGCCGAAGCGTATTCGTCCGCGTCAGCACTGATACCAATATCGAGTGTTTGTGCAGTCGTATCCGCTGCAAAAGCAGTGGTTACAAAAGCACCGGAAGCGTTGGGAACGATAACCGCACCTGCGGGCAATACGCCCACGGTAACGGCTGAGGCAGTCGTGCCATCCCACGCCATAGTTTTGCGCAGATAGTGAACCATCTGCTGGTGATACTGCCGTGCGGCAGTCGCTGCTGTGCCAGTAGCCATTTTATCTACTCCTAGCTATGCGCAACGGCATAAGACGAAATGACAACAGTGCCAAAGTCGGTGCCGTTAAAGCGGGTTTTCTTCAAGCCGAAGATAGTCTGACCGGAAACGCCAAGTTCGCGCCCATAGTCAAATTCTTCTTCTTGCCACTTGAACTTTGAGGAAGCAGACCGTTCCTTGCCCCATGCAGCGCAAGCTGCCTGAGCGCCCATGAACACAGCGCGGCGAACCGAACTGATAGCCGCACCGGTAGACGAATTAACGCCCTGGGTAACGTCATAGGCTTCACGCAGAACAACACCATCCCATTCACCAATCGCGCCGGAATAGATCGGGTTTTTCGAGCTATCCTTTGCGGCAAGTGCTGCAAGCTGAATATCAGCCCACGAAATGGAGCCGGATGCCTGCGCGGCAATTTTCAAGTCTGTGACCTGATACGGATGCAAATAGCAAACGTATTTCTTCGCACCATTCACCATGATTGGGCGAATAGGTGTGGTTGCGGTCTGCGCCAACTCTTTAGCATAAGAGATATGCTGCAAAGTCATTTCATCGCCAGTGGAATCCAGATCCTCGTCGGCGCTTGTGCCGCTTTCGGTCCAGATATGACGATCAGACGAAGGTGCCAGAACGGTATTCAAGCCGGTGTAAAGCAAACCGCTGGTATTAGCAGGGGTATAGCCGCACATCTGGTTGAAGAAAGAAACCGAATAACGGTCACTAAACCATTCGGACAAACCCGCACGGGCTTCGTCGCGCATGTTGAACAAAACGCGCTGTTGGGAAATGGTGCCATTGCCCTTTACGCGAAGTGCGTGGTTCAATTCATCCACAACAAGGCTATCAGAATACGTGGTCAACGCTTCTTCGTTACCTTCAAGTGTCTGTGTTGAACTGGTGCCTGCGCCTGTCGGACGCACACGCAAGCCAACAGTGATTTTATCACCGCCTGACTTGATTTCGTTTTTGACCTGGATAATGGACGTGGTGTTTTCACCCATCAAAGGGGAAATTTCAGTTCCCTTGCCTGCCTCGTGAGCCAGACGTTTCGCCCACTTTTCCACCGTCAGCGCATCGGAACGCGCATAAGATGTAGTTGACATTTTCATGCCTCCATAAAGTGAATATTTTTGTGAAACGCACTCGACGCCGTGCAGGCGAAACCGAAATTAACCCTCGGTGAGGTTGCAACTTACGTAGTCACCACGAAACGCTTTAAGCCCGTATGGCCGGGAGATTATCCCATAACTTCTTTCTGCCAGCCCGATTCTCCAACTTGGGAAAGCCAGGTGCCATATTCTTCATCTGACATGGACAAAATATCGACCTTTGAAGCAGCCGCGCCGCCCTCTGCGTCCGATAGGCTTTTGTGCCTGCCCATGTTCTCGTTGGCCTTATCAATCTTGTCTCCGATTGAATCAGCCTGTTGTTCTGTTTCCTGCGCTTGGGGCTTCCAGCCTTTGGCCGCAGCCATTTGTTTAATGTAGTCGGCGGGGTTCACGCCATTTTGTGCAATCAACAACGCGTGTTCGCGGGCCGTCTGCTGCGCCCAAATTGAGGCTTGACGATCATCATAGCCCCCAGCTTTCGCCTCTTGCCTTAAGCTTTCGCTCATGTGGTTATAGGCTTCCTGCACAGTAGGGTCGGCCTCATTGGCCTCCTGCAATTGAAGCACAACGTTCCCAACAACTTCCTGCACTTGGTTTTCGTAAGCGGCCTGCTGCTGTTGCTCGACCTGCTGCTGGCGCATCGCGCTCATTTGTTCATTAAGATAGGCGATATTGCCAAGTGGGTCAGCATCGGGATCTGGCTGATATTCCGGCTCTTGGTGCTGCGCCTGGACAACTTCCGTAAGTTGGTCAAGCCGCTGTTTGGCCGTTTCTAGCTCTGCCTTAAACCGTTTCTTTTCCTCACGCTCAGCATGTAGTGCCTGATGGGGAACCATCGACTGTTTTTCTGGCTCGTTAGGCTTTTCGCCTTCGGATTCCGCTGCTGCTTCTGCTGCCGGTTCCTTGGCTTCGGCTTTCTCTGCCTCGCCAGCGTTGCTTTCCGGTTGCCCTTCCTCGATGCCGCCATTATCAAAATAGGCTTGTTCATCAGTGGTAAGCTCTTCCGAAAAAGATTCGTCATTTGCGGATTCTGCCGCGTTGTTTTCGTTTTCCATTATTACACCTTGGATAGTGAAGCCTATGGACGGCATAGGCGACCGAAGGCGGGCTATCCCGCAATTAGTTAAACTTCGCAGATTATTCCCATGAACATCGCATCAGCCTCAACGTTTGACGTTGACGCAATAGCTTCAACCCTAACGTCTGCATTTTTAGGGATGATAAAATAGGGTTTGGCCATGAGTTGAATTGAATTCTGGCCTGCTGTAGCCAATGAAGTCTGGAATTTGGGTAAGAATATTCCGCCAACCCCCCTCACTTCAAAACTGAAATCTACCGTGGCTGATGTTTTCTTGCCGACTGACAACATTAAACCCGTAACAACGAAATAATCGGTGTTGCTAAACGTGGTCGCCGCTTTGAATGACTGACTATCGCCACTCGTCGCGTAATTTACTTCCAAATGGATTTTTGATTGCGTGGTTGGTACACCGCCCGAAAGCGTGTCATCCTCTGCAACGTAAACATCACCAACAAGTGAGCCGGAATACACATAGGCGCGTGAAACCCGTGCCAAAGGAGTTGCCAATACAACCTTATTTTGCCCGTTCAACGTGACGCTTTGCACCACAAAGGTAAATTGTGCGTCTGCCCCGGTCCCGCTTACTGTGTGGCCCTCAATCTTAATCACCGTGGCAGTATCACTGGCCGACGAACTCGACACAGTGTCAATGGCGTTGGTGGTTACATATGTTTCGTGACCGCCAGTCGACCACACTGTTTCCAGTGACGTGCCAACGGCTAGGTTTTTGCCAAACTTGAATAGACTTTTACCCTTGGTGCGCACCTTGTCGCCATAGGTGCCTTCTATTTCCTCGAGCGCGTGGCGCATCCAAAAATCACCAGAACGTTCAGTTGTGCTGTCTGGGTTATAGGCCATTATTGAACCCCTCCCAAGCCTGGAATCGTGGCCATAATCTGTTGCAGGTTAATCTCTTGTTGCAGTTTTGCCTCTTGGGCTGCGTTGTGTCGTGCGTTGGTCGCGTTCTCAACGGTTTCAGATTGCATCTTCATCATTTTGGCCTGATGTTCGTCAGTAACCATTTTCTGCTTCATCTGTTGCGCCTGTGCAGCCTCTGGGCTTTCCATCATCTGCGACATGGCCTGTTTAAGCTCCTCAACAACAGTTGCGGGCAACGGCGAGTAGTCCAACAGAATCATTTGAATCTGTGGTGGCACTGACATGAACATAGGCTTGATGAATTCCCAAACCTGCTCTTTCTGGTTAACTGTCTGGGTGGCCTCATCGACAATTACGTCAAATTCTGTGTTGGCTTGCTTAACCAACGGCACATATTGTGCGCCCTTTTCACCGACAATCTTGACCAAACGCCCATCGCTCAAATGCTTGGTGATATATTCCAGCATCACCCGGCCTTGGTTCTTGCGATAGCGGCGCAATCCATCGAACAACCCTGCCAGGATATTCATTGCTGATTGCCTGCGCTGATATTCCAACGATGCAGCCTGATTGGCCTCGCGCATTCCAAGCATTTCCAGATTGACGCCCGTTACATCGCGAACCGACGAAACAGCGAATTCCATCATCTGATAAAAGCCGGTTGGGAATTGTGATTGCGGTTTAGGCTGTATCTTGCCCCCAGCAATCGCCCCGGTGTTCACGTATGTAACCGCATCGGTACGGGAATAACTGTCCTCAAACTCGCGCTGGTCTTTAACTGCGCCTTCCTCCATCAGAACACCGCCCTTGGCGCTTGTGTTCATAATATGGAGCATTTGGCTCATCCATTTGTTAGCCCAACGCTGCGGGTCTTTCATGGCTCGCACAAGGCCGTAGAATGTGCCTTTGTTCCTGTCTCTAAAGCAGGTAATCGCCTGATAGCTGAAATGGCCGTCACATGGTCCTTTTTCAGCACCGTTGGACAACATGCCATCAGAATAGAACGCCCGCTTGTAAACCTTCTTGCGGATCTTGCGTGATTTAAACGGAATTGGCTGGCCCATTGCCGCAGATAGCATTTCCACGCGCTCTTTAATCTTGGTGTGTTCTTCCGCCGTTAGTGTGTTGTCACCGCTTGGTGATTCCATCCGTTGGCCTGTCATCGGGTCAGCCGCAATGTAACGGGTTTCGCGTTCCCACCACTGGCTTTCGATAATCGTTACCATGTCTTCATCTTTGATGCGGCGGTCTGATTCCTCGCTGTAATAGCGCTCTGGGTCTGTGGTGCCTTCGCTCCCAACCTTTATGTTTGCCCATTCACCACCAAAGTCTGACATTTCAGCCTTGGGGAACATTTCCTTGGCTTCGGAATAAGTGACCTGCTTTGCGCGGTGTACCCGCCTAGCGTCTTGAATGTTTTTCTTGCTGGCGTTGTGGTCGTAACACATTTGCAACGAATCAACGCGGTCGATTAGCGGTGCGCCGTCCTCGTTGTCGTCATAGTCCAACCGTGTTTCTGTCCAGCCCATGCCACAAATGGCAGCATCTAGGAACGCGTCAGATTCTTCGTCCTCTGCGTCTGATTGATCGCGGAACCATTGCGCAGCCTGGGTGAGCAAATCATTTGCCTTGGCGTCACCCGCCTCACGCGGCATATACTTGACTTCCTGCCGTGCTGTTACCTCTGAGCCGGACACAGAACGCATAATAGGGTCAATGCGGTTGAATGTGATTATAGGCCGCAATTGGTCTTGCAGGTGTTCCTTGTCTTCCTTGCTGTATTGATCACCGGCAACAAAAGCAAAATCCTCTTCCGCTTCATCGCGCCAATCATTGGCGTGGTCGCGGTCTTTGCGATATTGCCCACGAAGCTTTGTGAAAAGCTCCTCTTTCCCTGTTGAGGATAGCGGTTTGTTGTCTTCTTCAATCATGCTGCCATCCAACTAGGTGCGCGGCGTCTTGGTGCGTTCATTGGCCTGCCCTGCTCTTTCCCGCCCATAACACCGCAGCGAAACGCATCAGCGGTATGTGATGCAAAGTCGTGCAATGGTCTGGGTTTCAATACGCCGCGTTTGTCGTCAAATTCCGCCCGATACATGCGGAGCAGGTCAACGCCCCCGGCACAGCCATCGCGGTCGAACCAAAAGCGGTTAAAGGTCATTCTCGCCGCGTTAATGCCATCATCAGGGCTATGGCGAGGTACAACTTCACAACTAAATCCACGATCAGTGAGGAACTGGACCCTGCTTTTGCCTGTTTGTAATTCTCTGGCTTCCGCATCATGCGGTAATATAAGGCCATGAACAGGATACGGCAGCGCCTTAATCCAATCCACATAATGATCAAGGCCAAGGCCGCTGTTCTCATAATGAAGTAACCAGTGCCATTCTCTGCCCACCACCTGGAATATCCAGATTGCCATTGCATCGCCTATACCCAAATCCCAACAGGCGAACACGTCTGCCGCTTTGTCATATGGAACGCTAGTAATCCGGCCCTCTTCTTCCGCTTGCTCTAGGTCGCGCCCGTAATAGGAGCCGACAATCGACGCATCAAAAGAACATTCATATTCTTGCCTGTATTGCTCGTCCGTCATTGAACGGGCAGCGTCGGCAAGCTCACCCTCGTCGATTATCTTGGTTACACTGGCCTTTAATTCAGCGCTGAACCAATCATCCCGGTCTTGTGCCGCCTTGTGGGTTTTATAGAAATGATTGCGGCCCTTCGGTGTGCCGATGAACGTTGCCCACCCCTTGCGGTCAGACAATGCAGGCCTGATAACTTCCGGCCATGCGCGGGGATCAATATCCCCCGATTCATCGATAATGCAGCCATCAAGGTATAGTCCGCGCAACCTGTCATAATTTTCTGCGCCGTATAGGCGTATTCTAGCGCCGTTGTGTGGGAATGTGGCTGATAGTTCGCTTTCGCTGTACTTCATGCCGGGAATGGCTTGTGTGTATTCCTTGAGGTATGCCCACGCTACGTCTTTTGCTTGCCCGTATGTTGGCGCGATGTATGCAAACCGTGGCTCTCTACTGCCATGCTCAACAGCCTTGGCTATTAGATCCATGATACAAGCGACCGTCTTCCCCGCCCTGCGGTGTGCTACAACACTGGACCAACGTTCCTTGCGCTTGAGATATGGAACGAACTGCTGGCGGGCTTGAATATCAAGAATGATTTCAGGCATCGCCGCCAATGTTAACTGTTAGTGTTAGTGGGCTGTCCTCGTTTCCTGATACCTCAACAGCCTTTAAATCCGGTAACACCTTGTTTAACAATGCTTTTGCAGCATTAACTTGTGATGCGTCCAATACCGGTGAATCTGCATCAACATGGGCCTGCAATCTATTGATCAATTGCTGGGCCTGTATCTTTGCGCGGGTGTCTTCGTTATGGCGGAAACCTGGTTGGCGTCCTGACATATGCAGCACTCCCTTACAGGTTGGTGCTAGTTGATCGTTGATTTACGATGATTGGTGTAGACTATTTGTTTACAGTCTAATGATGTTGATGTGTGACCGGCTGGCAATCTTGGTCGCATCGCCTGTTGTGGTGTTAACGCGCCTTGATCTAATCTCTATGTAGTCGCTTGCAGAGAACTTGTAAGTTAGGTCAATGACCATAGAGGTTTCATTGTGGCCACTGGTTGCCCTGATATAGTTTGCGAATGAGCCAAACGTTAACTCTGTTGTTCCGTTCACCAAAACCTGGGCCTCGCCCAAATAGCGATAGTTGGCAGTTGTGCCTGTGATGGCGATTTGGCAGTAAATTCTATATGTGCCAGTGTCGTCTAACGTTATGCGTGAGGCGTTGGTTGATGTGCTGTGCGTAAATCCGGCGTCTTTGTGTGTTTCTGTGTCCCAATCGTGGGTCGTCCAAGACGTGCTGTCTACGCTGTCCGTTCCTGTGTCTGTGAACATGATTGAGGCGAGTGTTGCGTTGACTTCGGCGCCTGCCGCTATTCCGTCCAGCTTGGTATGATCTGCGTCAGTGAATGCGTTGGTGTCTGCTTCGCCTTCATATGCGCTTTTGATTTGAGCGCCAGTTTGATCTGCCGTTGCGCTTGTCTCGATGCCTGCCAGTTTGGTAAATTGCGCGTCTGTAAAGGCGTTTGCTTCTGCCTCATAGGCCGTTTTGATTTGCGCCCCAGTCTGGTCCGCTGTCGCGCTCGTTTCAATGCCAGACAGTTTAGTCCGTTCTGTCGCAGTTAAAACCTTGGTGGTTGTCCCTTCAACCATGTTGTCCATATCAAATGCGTCTGATGCAACAGTGTTCGGGTCGTATGTTGCTGCGGCCATGTCGCCACCGCCGCCACCGCCACCTGATAGGCCTTTCATATCGGCCATAATCTGCTGTAGTGCGTGGCGTAGTCTGTCAGGGAAATGCCCTGGCGATGATTTGGGTAATGGAATGCCGCTGCCGCCATCCGGTACGCTTGTATTATTCGCGGGGGTGGCGTCGTAATCAGAAGCGGCCATTAGTGTTCCGTTTCGAATTCCAGCATAAGAACGCTTTCAAGCTGGTTTGCCTCTACCTCAATACCTGGGATGTAATGCTCCATTAATTCCATTACTACTTCGTGCGGCTCTTGGCCTTCACCTGTTGCGTAATCTTCTAGCGTTTGCCTTAGATCGGTGAAGCTTGGCGAACGCATTAGATTACCGTGCCTTCATCACCTTTGCAGAATGATACCATTGTTAAAGCCCATTTTGGTTTGTTTTCGGGGTGTGCGAAGATAAAGCGGGATCTGTTCAAGCAGACTTGCATTGAAGGTTGTGGCCTATCATGCCAGCCGTGAGCCTGATTGCCCTCGATTATCTGGCCGTTGGGTAATAGAAAAAGCAGGGAAAGAAGTATTTTCATCTAATCCCCGCAATATCTGATTCGCTAACAAATCAGGAGGTATGGCCATAGCGCGGCCAATGCCCAAAATTCCTTTTGAGCCGTCCCGCCGTCAAATCACTTGCCGAAGCCAGAAAACGTAACGAGAACATTTAGCGAACCTTATAGCATTATGTGCAGACAAATGCAAGGGCTAGTCGTCCTCTAATGGATAGATGTACGCCGGGTTTTTCTTTTTGTGCAATTCTTTCTGCTTTTCCTCTTTCACCCTCTCGTCAATCCAATTCTCCGCGTCTTCGCGTGTGTCGAAAAGCGGTATATCCACAACCACCCATCCCAATGGACCACCTATTGTTATACGAAATTCATTCGCGCCAGTAGGCTCAATTCTGTATTTCCCGTAGTTTCGGCGCTGTTCAGCCCATAATTCTGCGCGTTGCTTGTCAAAATGGCCTATTCCAAACATCAAACAGCCTCCAATTGCGTTTCATCCATCGTTGCGGGCGTATTGCCGCCAAACAACGCTATTTCTACGTTTACCAAGCCCCAGGTTGCCTTCTTATGGCTAACAGTGGCGGTGTGGCCCATAAATGGCCCTTCAATCACGTTCACGCTGTCACCGGGCTTAAACTTGGGTTTGATCTTCTCGCCGTGCGTTTCTGTTTCCAATTGACGCAACCGCTCCACCACCCGCGATGACAATGCGCTTTCCAGTCGTTTATCAGGGCGGTTGGCCTCGAATGATTCCGGTCTGGCGTATATGGCCTGGACGCCAAGAATATTCATTATCCCGTGCCATGCACCGCCTGATGGGCAGAACCGGGCTAAGACGTGGCCATCAAAGATCAAGACTTGTTTTTCTTCCGTGATTTTCTTGCGATGCCCGCCCTTGCGCTTCCAGCCCTTGCGCTCTGCCTTAATGCGGGTTTCTGTTGTGTGGGGAAGCCATACGTCAAGCCCTGCCCGTTCCATACGCTCAAACATGAATTGTTCGCGTTTGACTGGAACACGCACAAGGAACCATCCAGCGTTTTCTGCCTGATGATCCGCGAATTGCTTAGATGCCGCCGCCAGGTAATTGGCATAT